CACTCAAGGTTGGATTAGAAAAAAACGATCTACCTAGTGGAATGGTCCGAAACTCCCATTCATTTCGTGCAGTTGAATTGTTTCCTATAGGGCAAACTCACAGAGTTACGAAAACTCATGATAATTTTGAGTACTGGTTTAAAGATGCTAATAACTTTATGTATCTAGTGTCAATCGACAATCGTAACATGATGAAGCCGCTACTTGACCGCGAATTTGGGCGACCCAGTGTCAAAATCCACGGAACATTTTCGCACAAAATTCGCAATGAAATGGGCATATTTCAGCTTCACGGATCAAACTGGAAAATAGTTACGTAGATTTTGACATGCGGGCACGGCAGAATAGATCATTCAGACTATTGGGAATTTCCACTCTATCCCGCAGAAAATACCTTAATAAAATCAAAGACTTACACAAAACTTGACAATAAATGGCTTTGGGCGTATAATGTGTGCTTATGAAAAACAAATCACTGCCCTACAGCATCGTTTATCAACGAATAGATGTGGTAACGAAGGTTCCGCAATGGGCCAAAGACGTTATCAAACTCGGAGATAAAGTATTCCGATCCGATTCCGTTACGGTGACCGTGATTCGCACCAAGCGAGTTATTGGTTTGGGCTGTACGTATACAAAATTTGTTGAGCATCAGGCGGTACGATAATGCAAGCTGTCATTGAAACCACTGTTTGGGATTGGGAGTTTCAGCCCAATCATACGTATCTCCTCGATGGCGACAAAATGATCGCCTATATCCCCAAGGGTCAATCGACCCCACACTACTTCAATACCCACATGCGCCTCAATAAACGTGGTCGCAAATTCATGGAACTCACGCAGAATCCTTTCGTGGTTCCGGAAGACACAAAGAAAACTATCAAAGTCCAGGGCAGCAAAGGGAATACCTATGAAGTCGATCCCGTCAATGAGACCTGCACTTGTGAGGGATTCAGGTGGAAGGGGAAGTGCAGGCATTTGGATGAAATATTAACCAATACCAAAACTTGACAATAAATGGGTTTGGGTATATAATGACTGTATTGAAATTAATGTAACGGTAAGAATAAATGAATCCGACAATGAATAGTCAACAAATTCAAGACTTTATCGCCACCTGGGCCAAAGACAACGGGTTCAATGCGCCCTACGGTGTGCTGACAAGCGAGGGGAAATCCCCCAAGGGAAGGAAGGTGCTGAACGTGACGTTTGGTCGCGCACGTACCCTGGATGCGACGGTCATGATCTTCAACCGGAAATACATCATCGTCCGGACTAGTCGCCAAATCGGCGGGCAAATCTTCACCAACGTCAGCGACCTGCAGACATATCTGAATACGCTGTAAAATCAATCACTTACAACATCTACCCAAAACTTGACAATAAATGAGTTTGGGTGTATAATAGACACATACACTAGAGAAACGGAGCAGTAAATGACCAAAATCGAACGTCTGCAAAAACTAGCCCACAAGGCGGTGATGGCGCGAGACAAATTCGAGGAAGCACTGGAGGCTGCGAAAGCCCTCCCCAACTGGGAAAAACTGATCGAAAAAGACGGTCGCGGGCTTTCCACGACCGCCGATGCTGGTGACTGGATGTGCTGAAATTATCCAAAACTTGACAATAAATGGGTAAGGCTGTATAATACGTCATACACTTGAGAAACGGAGCAGTAAATGGCACAGATGAATAACTACGTGGGGTTCTACAATAAACAGCAGCATGAATTGCAGGCTCCTACTTCCTACGCAGCCCAAAAACTGTATGCAGAACGCTACGGCGTCCCGGCAAAAAAACAATACATGATTACCGTGATTTTGGCAGATAAACCCGTCAGTACTGCTGCCCTCTGAGGTTGACAATAAATGGGTAAGGCTGTATAATACGTCATACACTTGAGAAAAGGGCAAATCATGATCGGAAAGACAGTTTGGTACGCGAAACTTCCCCAATTCAGGGGTGTGGTCAAAGCAAAGCACACGATCCGAATTTCCGGTGTAAAAACAACGGTTTACGCAGTGAAATGGGACGCGGAAGACCTTGGAAATTCGCAGCCCATGACCTGGAAGGACGAGGACGGCAGCAAGAAAGCTGGATATCGCGCTCAGGAACTGCGTCAAATGGACCAGGTCCCCCGGAATATTTAATTACCCAAAACTTGACATTAAATCGGTTTGGGCGTATAATAGCTTCATACACTTGAGAAACAGGAAAACAAACACATGGCATCGATCAAAATTCTGAATGGCACGTATCGCAATCAATCGGTGAAGAACGAAGTTTTCACCCTTGTCAAAGGCCTGACTATAGGCGCGAAAGGTTCCTACGTGACTGTTGAGAACAGTGGTCAAATCAATATCGATATCTCGCCCATTCGCATCAAGGTGCATGGAGCGGGTTCGTTCCAATTCGTTGACGGTGCTCCGACTGCGGTCGCTGTTGCTGTTGCGGAAGCGCACCCCGTCAAGCAGTCTGAGACGGATGAGCAGGCGATGGATCGTATTGGTTCGCGCTTTGCAATTCTCGACGGTATGTCGAAAGCTTGTATCGAAGGTGGCATCCGCGCGATGATCGTTTCGGGCCCGCCGGGCGTTGGCAAGTCGTACGGTGTTACGACCCAGATGGAAAAGGCCTCGCTGTTTGACACGCTGAAGGACGAGGACTCGCGCTTCCAGATCGTGAAGGGCGCAATCTCCGGTATCGGTCTGTTCGCCCTGCTGTTCAAGTACAAGGACAAAAAGAACGTCCTGGTGTTTGATGATTGCGATGTTTTCGATGATGCTGATGTCCTGAACGTCCTGAAGGGCGCGCTGGATTCGGGCAAGATTCGTCGTATCTCCTGGAACAAAGATTCGCGTATCCTGCGTGAAGAAGGTATTCCGAACACTTTCAATTTCTACGGTTCCGTGATCTTCATTACGAACCTGCAGATGAAAGGTGGAAACCGTGCGAAGAAAATCGAGGCGCACGTGGAAGCCCTGAAATCACGCTGCCATTATCTGGATCTGACGATCCACACGGAACGCGATGCAATGCTGCGTATCCGTCAGGTGCATCGTGACACGGCGGATTGTGGTGGTCTGTTCAAGGACTACAATTTCACGGACGAGCAGACCAACGAAATTATGGACTTCATGTGGTCGAATCACACCAAGCTGTCGGAAGTGTCCATGCGTATGGCACTGAAAGTGGCTGACCTGGTTCGCGTAAACAAGACGGAATGGAAAACGTGGGCTGCTGCTACGTGCTTCAAGGCCTAAGCTAACGAGCACCGTGGTCGACATAATGGAAAATTTATCTTCTACCTCAATTAAGGGAACGGATAGACTTTTTGGGAAGTAACAATGCGTAAACTAGCAACAATCAGAAAAATCGAAAGTATCGGCCCTATCGAAGGGGCTGATGCTATTGAGGTCGCTCAGGTCGGTGGCTGGAAGGTCGTGACCAAAAAGAACGACTTTAAAGTCGGTGACCTCGCGGTATATTTTGAGATTGATTCGTGGATTCCTGACCACCTCGCGCCGTTCCTGTCGAAGGGACATGCCCCGCGTGTGTTCAATGGTGTTGAGGGTGAACGCCTGCGTACGGTCAAATTACGTGGCCAGGTTTCCCAGGGCCTGCTACTGGACAGAACAGTAGCCCTTGACAAGGTTGGAGAAATCTTCGAGGGAATGGACGTTAGCAGACTGTTAAATATTCAACTTTATTCTCCACCCATCTCTGCGCAGTTGGCAGGGCAGGTCTCCGGTGGGTTCCCTTCGTTCATTCCTAAGACAGATCAAGAACGTATCCAGAACCTGTCTAGAGAATTTAAAGAGTGGAAAGATACGGACCTCACCTGGGAACAAACTGAAAAGCTTGATGGATCGTCAATGACGGTCTTCTTCAAGAACGGTAAGTTTGGTGTTTGCTCACGTAACTGGGAACTGAGAGAAGCGGAAGGAAACACGCTTTGGTCTGTTGCGCGTGAATACAACCTGGAAAAAGTATTGGCAGACCATGCTGCTACTGATCTAGCTAACCTCGCGCTGCAAGGCGAATTGATCGGTCCGGGGATTCAGGACAACAAGTACAAGCTGACCAAACACGCTTTCTACATTTTCGATATCTACAATATCGACAGGCAGCAATACCTGTCTCCAGGATTGCGTAAAGATTTCATTGCGCGTCACGGGCTGCGTCATGTTCCGGTGTTTTCCAGTGCGATGAAATTGGATCCGGATCTCACAATGGATGCTCTGCTCAAGGAAGCTGAGGGCAAAAGCGTGATGGGCAATATCACTGGTCCCGAGCGTGAGGGTCACGTTTACAAGTGCAATGAACTGCCGGTTTCGTTTAAATGTATCTCAAATCGTTTTTTGCTTAGGGAAAAGTAACGCACCTGATTAAATGGGGCCTTATGGCCCTATTTTTTTGGGCCGCTTTCCGTAAAGGTTGCATTTGTTCCTCGATGTTGTTATACTTAGAGGATGAGACAATGCAAAATAGTAGTTAGGGATGAAGTGAACATTAAGCTAGAGGGACTGGAATTAGCAGATCGTAAGGCGCTGATGAAGCGTTTCGAACACGATGCCCCCGGTGCTAGATTCCTTCCCAGTGTTAGACTTGGACGATGGAATGGAAAGGTAAGCAATTTCAGCTTAGGTGGAAGTGCATACGTAAATCTATTACCAGACATTATTCCGTATGTCGAACAAGCCGGCTATGATCTTGTTCTGGAGGACTTGCGCGACTACCTGCAATCCTTCTCGCTGAAGGAAGTGTCCGAAAATACATTCGCAGAGAAGAATTGGCCAACCGGACATCCCTTGGCAGGGCAACCAATCATACTGCGTGATTATCAGGTTAACATTATCAATGATTTTCTGAATGATACGCAATGTGTACAGGAGACCGCAACAGGTGCAGGTAAAACCTTGATAACAGCAGCCCTATCCTGGAGTGTACAAGATTACGGGCGTACTATTATCATTGTTCCCAACAAAGGATTGGTGCTACAAACTGAGGAAGATTATATCAATTTGGGCCTCGACGTAGGGGTGTACTTCGGAGATAGAAAGGAATTCGGTAAGCAGCACACAATCTGTACATGGCAAAGTCTTAGCAATTTATATAAATCATCGACCGGTGGCGAAGCCGAAATAACTATTCAGGATTTTTTAAAAGGGGTAATATGTTTCATGGTTGACGAAGTCCATTGTGCTAAAGCCTCAGTCCTTAAAGCACTGCTGACTGTAGCCCTTGCAAAGATTCCGATCAGATGGGGATTGACCGGGACCATTCCCAAAGATCAATTTGAAGCACAGACAATTCTTGTAGCAATAGGACCAGTGATCAGTAAGCTTGGAGCTAGAGAGTTGCAGGAAAAAGGAGTGCTTGCACAGTGCCACGTTAACGTAGTACAATTACAAGATGATATGGAATTTACCAACTATCAAAGCGAATTAAAGCACCTCTTAGAAGATGACAAACGGCTTACTAGGATCGCTGAAATGATTAAGGAAATAAAGGACACCGGAAATACCCTTGTGTTAGTTGACAGGATTAATGCCGGTAAGGAATTAGTAGAAAAATTAATAGCTAGTGGCGTTGATGCGGTATTTGTATCAGGTGGAACAAAGCTCACGGAACGCAAAGAGGAATATGACGAGATTGCTACCAGTACTGGAAAGGTCATCCTCGCCACTTACGGAGTGGCCTCAGTTGGTATTAATTTGCCCCGGATCTTCAACCTAGCATTGATAGAGCCTGGAAAGAGTTTCGTTAGGGTTATTCAGAGTATCGGCCGCGGAATAAGAAAAGCAGAGGATAAGGATTTCGTGCAGATCCATGACATAACTTCATCATGTAAATTTGCTAAACGGCACCTAACTAAGAGAAAAGTTTTCTACAAAGAGGCCTCATACCCGTTCTCAGTAACAAAATTGAAATACCGGTAGCAAAGGCTTGACAAGCACATAACAGGATGTTACAATTGAACTATGCGTATACTCACACTTCAAAATAAATATTACAACCTAGAGACATTACCTGAAGAGATTGACGATCTTAGATTTGCGATTATGGACAATTCAAACCCGCAAAACGTAGACTACCATTACATTCCGTTAATCTTTTTAGAATCATTCAGTTCCCCTGCACTAGTCTTACGGATAGGCCCGTACACAGTTAAAATGCCCGTTGATTGGCAAATACTGATAGGGGAAAAGGATCATGGAGATTTGGAAACGTTGCCTCTCACAAGCATCAACGATAGAGGATTTAGCGCATTTGAGTTTAATCCATTGTCTGCGTTTAGTCCGTCGTTTCTTCCAATTGAAATCGTGGACATTTATCATGATGTTACATGGTATGCACCTAGATTAAAGAACGGACAGTTTTTATGTGTTCCTCTAGAAGATGGACACAAACCAAAATGTGTATACTTTGTTAAAGAAGTTAGCAGGAATTCCGAGATAGTGGATTACGCCCAAGTATTTTGATAGGAGAAATATTGCATGGCCAAAGCTAAAGTAGACAAGTCAGATAAATTTTCTGATCATGATTTTGTTTTGTTTGATGCACTTGCCGCGCTAGATAGGAAAGATTACGGCTGGTACGACAAATTAAATGAGGTGCAACAGCGCAAGTTCGTGCCCTTTATTCTTGTATCTTGGCTAAGCGCAATCAAAGGCACTAAGGAGAGGCAAGCGTATTACTTGCAGAGTGTAGACTATTACGCCAACAAATACTTACTTCATGAGGTTATCAGTAAGCATCCTAAGCTTCAATGGCTTATGTTGTGTGCGGCGAGCCCGGGTAAAGGAGGTCAGTTTCATCAATGGATTCCTAGTATTAAACATAAAGTTAGCACCTTGCGGGAGTCTGCAAAGACCAAAGACATTAAAGACTATTATGCAAAGATATATCCAAAAGTAAATGCCGATATGATCAAGGAAATAGCTGATGCCTTTATGCAAGAACACAAGAAAAAAATGTATCTAGCTGAAATATATCCAACGATGAAATTAGATGACATTGAAATCCTACAACAATTTGTAACGGATAGTGATATTGAAAAGTATGAGAAAGCCCGCGGAAACAGATAGTCCTGCCAAATTTAGCTGCGAGTTTTGTAACCGGGCCTTCATGCGGGAAACTACGTTGGTAAGCCACATCTGCGAGTATAAACATAGATGGATGGAGAAGGACCGGCAAGGTAATCGCATAGGATTCCAAGCTTGGTTGCAATTCTATACCAAGACCACGATGAACAAGAAGCACTCCACGTATGAGGAATTTATAAAGAGTCCGTACTATACGGCTTTCGTTAAGTTCGGAAACTATTGTGCTGCTATTAGCGCAGTAAACATTCCTCGGTTTCTGGACTGGCTTCTCAAGAATCAAATAAAAATCGATACATGGACATCTGACTCAATTTATACTAAGTACTTGATAGAGTATCTACGCGAGGAAGATCCCTACGATGCTATCCATCGCAGCATCGAAACTACCATTCGAATGGTTAGGGAAGAGAACATATTACCCAAAGACTGTTTGCGCTATATCAGCCCAAATAAGATTTGTCATACTATCACAACGGGTAAAATAAGCCCATGGCTGTTGTATCAAAGTGCGAGTGGTGTGAAGTTTTTGGGCGAGCTTGATGAAACACAAGTCAAAATGATCAACGATTACATCAACCCAGAACTTTGGGCAATCAAGTTCATGCGAGATGCTAAAATAGTTCCTGAGATTAAGGAATTGCTAAGTCTGGGCGGGTACTGATTTACTTTTAATCCAATATCGTGTATAATCATATGATGATTAAGGTCGATCTTCTATATTGCGATGAATTTTGGGAAAGCATAGATGCTGATCCCAAGATTAACACTGGCTATTCCAAAATAAATGCACACTTTGTCCGGCAAGGTGCGGATAATATTACAAGTATTGCGTTTGTTGATTTTCTGAAAGAATACTACGGTATAAATGCACAACCCGGAATACGATACGCTGAGGTATTGATGACTGAAAAAGACTTTGTGTGGTTCTCACTGAAATACGATGCTAACGCAGATGTTAGTTAATGTCAAACTATTCTCACACGTACCATTTTGGGAATCACTTAATGAATTCAAACTGTCTCACCGTATTGGGGAAATGATGACGGGAGCAAAGTTTGTGAGATTTTTCGAAGATCGCTATGGTATTAAAGTGACTACATATCCAGGAGAAATGCTTGGTTCAGTGTGGATAGAAGAGGAAGACTGGATTTGGCTCAGCCTTAAATATCTATAATGAATCTATACGGTAAAATGGCATCGGGTATCGTTTTGCTGCCTTCGGGCAGCATGAAGAATATCTATTATGAAATAGCAGAGGCACTTCAGTACAAATTTCCGCACACATATTATGTGTTACATGATATTGGTCCGGGTACATTGGGAAATATGCATTATGCAACGAGGTCAGAGAGAATTTGGATTGAAAACGAACGTGGAATCGCGTATGCTAAAAATCGTGATTCCGGCATCGAAGCAGTGGTAGATTTAGAGGAGTTCATGTGGGTGAAACTGAAAAGCTCTACAATACTTTGATGGAGATTGTAGATAAAAATAGTATGCTTGAAGAAGGGTACAAGGAAGCCGCCGCGGAGATTGCAATGCATATTGACGCGGATACACTATGGCTTGCATATTTGAAAATACACCCGGGTTGGTATCCAGTGAAAATACTATGGAATCCGGTGCTGTTATTTGCCGAGGCCGCTCCATACTGGAATGAATTAACGCAATGGATAATTAACCAATTTGGTCCCCCAGGCGATACATATGTCACTCACACCGATATGCATGAAATGATTTTTCTTTTCAAAAATGAAGAAGATGCAATTCTAACGATACTGCGCTGGAAATGAAATTCCGAGACGGCTGGTGGTGGGTCGAACATGATCATGAATCAAAATGGAAGCCAAAAGAAGATTGGCTCAGAGAAAAAGTGGGCGAAGAAAACATAGATTGGATAGGTCAAAATGCCACCTTCGACACGGAAACTATATCACGGGATATATCTACTCCGTTGCAATGGGGAATCAAAGATCCGGTATTAGCTATGATGTTTGAACTAATATGGGCGTAAATGTACGAGTGCCAAACGACATTTGGCGACATGAAATAATGATCTGGATGTCCGATAACCTCACCAAAGAAGGATGGGGAGAAGTATTTGAACACGATAAAATTAACGGTCGAGTTAAGATGCGGCCCTTTAGAGAATTTGAAATCTATGATGAACAAGAAGCAGCCTGGTTTATATTGAGGTGGCTATGAATAAAATATTATACAAGTCTACTAACTTTATGCTTGAACGGCGCAAGCGAAAATACCGTAGGCAATTTTATTACCGGATTACCTGGCATGCCTGGTCTACATTAACCGGTGACAATTTTACTGATATCAAAAAGGATTTGGTTAACTTACAAGAATATCCTAAAGGACGGGGCTGGTATCGTGATTATCTTAGTAAGGATACAGCTAGCCAACGATATACGATGTTATTGTTGAAATACAACTAATCACAAATGATAAGCCTTAATCGAACAGCCTGGCTGACAAAAATTCAACCATGTTTGCCAAACGCATATGGACCAATTACCATTCCTAATTGCAAGATCGTGTATTTAAAATATATGACCATTGTCGAGTTACATTTCGACACCCCGGCAGACGAATTAATGTTTAGGTTAAAATACCTATGAGATACTGGAACAAGAGCAAGAAGTATAGAGAGCAGCAATGGTGCAGGGTTAAGCTAGCAGTTGACCAGCCATTAGAGCCTGCCCTCCGTGTGTTTTATCCCGCCGGCATGCGTTCTGCACATGACTTACCTTTTACTAAATTGAAGAGGTGGTGCCAACAGCAACCCTCAGCGGGCAAGTTTTATTACAGTCCTTACACTGGATGGTGGTTTGAGAAACGAGAAGATGCTAGTTGGTTTATATTGAAATGGTCTTAAAGAATAGATTGACACTAACAGATGGAGAAATAATGGCAGTGCCTGATGATTGGTACAAGCTAACCCTTCCCAAGGCTAGTCGCCCTGAAGTCATTAAATGGTTACGAGAGAATGTTTCTCCACAGTCATATTATTTGCACACAGGATGGCATGGTGGAAAAGGTTGGGCGGCGATGACTAGAGGAAATAAAACTGACACAACATATCCACTTAAAATTCATGACGAAAAACTTGCATTATGGATGGAATTAAAATGGGGATGAGCAGCACAGATAGGTGGTTAGAATGTTATGATTATAAGAAATCTTGGGAGGATAATAAGACTGGCTGGTATGAGTCAAGCATCCAGGTTGGGTTTATTGATGCAAACGACGGTGCCCGCCTGAAATACCAAAATATAATCGATTGGATATACATTAACATACAAGAATGTGAGCGCCATGCGCGATGGTGTTACGGTGGGTATTATAGAGGGTATATAACTGCGACCGCACCTGGATATTTATACGCTAAATTTCGCTATGAGCGAGATTTTTTATGGTTTCAGCTAACATGGCAATGAAATGGAAAGATGATTTGGAAGCCTTCACCAAATTTCATCAATATGAACCAATTGGTAGCTTGAGCGCCCGCACATTAGTACACACTCAGTCTACAATGAAGATGTTCTATCCCGGCAATTATAGATTAGAATGGGCAGAACCTGATGGCGTCAATATAATTTTTGATGACGAACAAGAACAAATTGTTTGGTTACTGAAATACTCATGAGAGACAACATGAGGCAGTACATATATGGGCCAAAAAAATGCAGGTGATGTACGAAATGTGGCATATGTAGCCAATTGTTTTGCATTTCATGCTACAAAGTAGTATAATAACAACATAAGGAGTGTATGATGGCCCAAGAAATAATGATTGATTTGGAAACACTTGACACAGATCCAAGCTGCGTAATACTCACAATAGGAGCAGTTTTGTTTGATCCCATGGGAGAAGGCGTAACAGAAACAATATACTTACGTCCAACTATTGAGGAACAAACTGAGAAGTTTAACCGAACCATCAATGATAGCACTATGAAATGGTGGAGTACTCAAAGTACTAAGGCACAAAATGAAGCAATGGGCGATCAAGACCGAGTCCCGTTTAAAGACGCTATGGAATCTCTATACAAGTTTTGTTGGAACAGAAAGGCATTCTGGTCACACGGTGCTCCGTTCGACCTGGTCGTGATGGAGTCTGCCTGGAGACAGCTGGGAATGAAATTTCCCTGGGCCTATCATACGCTACGGGACACTCGTACCTTATTCGATATTACTGGCGTAAGATTAACTGATGCGAAGTACACAACGAAAACAACACACAACGCCCTGGAAGATGCTATCCACCAGGTTACTGTTGTGCAGGACGCATACAAGAAACTAGACGCACGTGGGGTTTTTAACAAATGAAAACTGCTGGAACATTTCTTCCCGGGCTTATGCTTGTGTCTCATACGAAATACTCTGACCACCGTGGAAATTTTTGTGAGGTGTGGAAGAGTGCGGATGGAATGAGGGGAACGTATCGTCAGCTTAATCAGGCTACTTCCGTAAAAAACGTGCTTAGAGGTCTGCATAGGCAGGATCAAACTAAACTGGTGATGCCTGTTACAGGTGAGATCCTCGACGTTGCTGTTGATCCGAAATCTGGTAATTGGTTTAGCGTAGTACTTAATGAGAAATATGGACTACTTATTCCACCTCAATACGCACATGGGTATCTTGTGTTATCAGATACCGCAATTGTGCAGTACGTTGTTGATGCTCCGTATAACAAAGCAGGTGAAGAACACTTTCATTGGAATAGCTACGGAGTTAACTGGGAGATAGACTCAAGAGAAGTGATTATATCAGACAAGGATGCATGAGATTCACTAGCGACATTGATATCGACTTTGCCGACCGTAATGAGATATTAAAACACATCGAACACATTCCTGCTGCAATGCGCAAAGTCATTCCAGTGCGTA